GACGTGCTTTCGGCACGTCTTCGTAAACTTGGGATCGCGTCGGATCTGAACGGCCCGAACAACATCCAAGCCGACGTCTCCAAACAAGACAGTTCACATACCGCCGCGTTTCTTTATGCCTTCGTTCTGATAGCACGCGATTGCGGGTTGACGGAAGAGCCCCTCCAACTGTATATGGCCTACTGTAGGCGTTACCACTTCCGGTCACGTGGTTCTGACGCGACTCGTTCCACCGTGTCCTTCAATCTCGGATCCGGAGACCCGTTCACGCTGATCCGCAATGACATCATGGAAATGTGTACGATAGCTTGCAACTACACTAATGCTGACACTATGATGATTGTGGAAAAGGGGGATGACGTGCACGGTGTTATTGCCAATCTTGCACCGCACCCGCTGGCTACCCTACCCTCTATAGCCCAAGTCAAGCTTACCGTTGATCTGGGCGTCGTTGGGTATCACGCGGGCAGGTTTCATGATGGCCATCGCTATCTCGTTGATCCCGTGCGCGCCTTCTTAAAGCATTTCACCAGATTGTCTGATTCAAATGTGAGCAATGCTGAGCTCTTCGCCAGCTACATCTCCCGAGCCACTGATTATTCAGATGGGGAAGTTGAATTCTTGCTCAAGGCCTGCCAAATTCACTACGCTTATTACTCTTCGTCACAAATAAGCGTAATGATTGACACGATGATTGCCCTCCGAGACAGGTCCACTTTTGAGAAGTACTCCGTTATACGTCTCAAAGATCACTTTATCGTTGTCGATACCAAAAACGACTGTGCCGTCAATTGCGTCAGGGCCTTGCGGCCCGGCCGTAATCACGCGTACTACAGACAATTTCGAGGCATGCGACTCGATTACTTGGTCCAGGAGCTACAACGAGAAGGTTTGCCTGTGGTAGTGTCTGACGGTAGCATTTATGAGCAACCCGTTAACACCATCGTACTTTCTGACTCGCATGCGCGTGTCAAGCTCAAACCCTCCCTGCTTCGTTTGTGATGACCTTTAAAACACTCATCACAACTGCACCGTCAACATACAGGTCAATCGAGTCCAACCATGTCTGTCCCGGCGACTTCCTCAGCCCCCCCAGCGACTATCTTGATACCCTGTTCTTCCCCTGCCGCTGAACTTGACTTGTCAACTGTCGGCTTCGTCATCTCGTTCCGCAATCACCCTCAGGTAGTTGCCGCCTCTCGTCTCTTTTCTTCTGTCGTTTTAAAATCTGTCTCTATCACCATCGCCCAGCTTGTTATCCCATCTTCCGACGAGGCTTACACTCGTTTGTTCACCAAATTTGGGATCATTCCCCGTGACACCAATTTCGTGGACCCCGCTACAAAGTCGTCGGTTGTGTCTTATTTGCCCCATTTGAAATC